CGCGTTCCGGGCTGCGTTGTTTCAACTCCACCCGCTCCCACCATATTGCGGACAGGACAAACGGTTAAGTCGCAGGTCTCATAAACCTTGAGGAATCGGTTCAACTCCGATGCCCGCAACCAATTTTAATTCTACAGAAAGCGAGGTGGCTTGGATGCCCCGAAAAACGAAGCAAAATGAAATCACAAGCCCTGAGCTTTTGAATCAGGTCAACCCAGACAATGTTCGTTTGAAGCAAGACTTCATTGCATATTTGCAATCTGTCCAGCGTAGTCCCAAAACTATTGCTGGATACTCCAATGACATCGATATTTTCTGGGTGTGGAATTTGCAGAACAACGGGAACAAGTTTTTCCCTAAAATTTCCAAGCGTGATTATGCTGCGTACCAGCATTGGCTTATTAACGAGAATGGGAACTCGCCTGCGCGTGTTCGTCGCTTAAAGTCTGCAATTTCTTCTTTGTCGAACTATGTCGAGAACATCCTCGATGACGAGGATGAGTTTAAGGACTTCCGTTCGACAGTTCGAAAAATTGAGAATCCGGCTATGCAGCAGGTTAGAAAGAAAACAGTCTGGAGCGACGAGGCTTTAGACAAGCTTCTTGATGATTTGCTGGCATCCGGTCAAAACAAAAAGGCGTGCGCCGTTGCTCTTGCAATGTGCAGCGGTCGCCGTAAAGCAGAGCTGTGTCGATTCAAAGTGGATGACTTCAAAGATGAAAACCTCGTGTGCGGCGGGGCACTGTATAAGACCAGCGAGCCTATTCAAACGAAGGGGTTCGGTCTTGGCAAGTACATCTACTGCTATACTCTTGCGAAAAAGTTCAAACCATATTTCGATGCGTGGATGGCAGAGCGCCAAAAGCTCGGCATCGAATGTGAGTGGCTTTTCCCCGCCGGTACTACAAGTGAGCAGATGAGTGATACAACGCTCAATAGCTGGGCTAACACATTTAGCCGCATGACTGGTGAGGATTTCTACTGGCATAGTTTGAGACATTACTTCACAACACATCTTGCCAAACTCGGACTACCCGATAATGTTATCCAAGATATCGTCGGATGGGAGTCCGCCGACATGGTTCGTGTCTATAAAGACCTGAGTGCCGAGGAACAAATCTCTCAGTATTTCGATGAAAACGGAGAAATTCGTTCTGATGCTCAAAAGTCTCTGGCAGACCTGTAACAGAAAGGACGGTATAAAGGATGGATATTAAAAGGGTCGATTTGATTCAACAGCTTGTGGACAAGCACGGTTATACGAAGAAAGCTGCGACAAGTATCGTTGATGATTTCACTGACATTATTCTTTACAATCTCGGAAACGGAGACACCGTTTCCATCCATAACTTCGGTTGCTTTGACATCTTAGAGCGCAAGGCTCGCAGTTGTCCGAACCCGCAGACTGGCGAAAAAGTCGATGTACCTGCGCATTGGATTCCACGATTCTATCCCGGCAACAAAATGCGCTTGGCTGTCAAGCTGTGGGAAGATAGCACCAAAAGGGGGCTGAGGTAAATGGCTGAGGCTCCAAGACGTAAGAAGCTTGAGAAGACCGTTGATGATTCGATGACCATTCAGACTTCCCAAAAGTTTTACTGTTGCAGATGCGGCACATCATACAGCCGGAAAAAGGGCTACTTCCCAGTGAGTCATAGCCCCATGTATCGTGGCTCTGGCTTTTTGCCAATGTGCAATGATTGCGTTGAGGATATGTACGAACAGTATCGTGCAATGCTCGGCGATGACAAGGCGGCTATGAAGCGTATGTGCATGAAGCTCGACCTTTATTGGAACGAAGACATCTACGCAATGGTTGAACGCACGGCTGGCGTTCACTCTCGGATTCGCAATTATATCGGAAAGACCAACATCATTCGCTATATTGACAAAACCTTTGACGATACGCTTGATGAAGAGGCGTTGCTTGAACCAGAAGAGACTCCCACTGCTTCATATATCGCACAGCCGGAAGATACTGCCGAGGCAGACGTTGACCAAGCCCTTGTTGATTTCTGGGGTGCCGGTTATACTCCAGACTTTTACCTTGAGCTGGAGCGTCGCTACAAGGATTGGACTGGCGACAGGCAGGTTGTTGACCCGAGTGAGCGTGCGTTGTACCGACAGATTTGCTTGCTCGAATCCATTATTGCACGCGACAGTGCACAGGGCAAACCAATTGATAAGAACGTTAACGCGCTTAATTCTCTGCTTGGCAGTATGAACTTAAAACCGGCGCAGAAAAAGAACGATGTAGACGCTGAACTCGACAAGATGCCGCTCGGTGTTGGTATCCAGAAATGGGAGTACAGCAGACCTCTTCCTGAAACGCCAAAGGAAAAGCGCGATATCCGTGGAACGATTAAGAATATCACAACGTGGTATCTTGGTCACGCTTGCAAAATGGTCGGTTTGCGCAACAGTTATTGCAAGATGTACGAAGACGCAATGGACGAGCTTCGTGTTAAACACCCAGAGTACGACGAGGAGGATGACGACTCCTTGTTGAATGATATCTTTGGCAGTCCTCAATCCAGCGGTGATATGTAATGGCGTCACCAAATCAAAGCAGACGCTCTCGTGTTATCGAGGGCATGGCGATTTGGGGCAGCTATTACCGCGAGAACATCGACATCTTTGTCGAAGAGTATTTGCAACTTGATTTTCTGAAATGGTTCCAGACTGCTCTTCTTGTAATGATGGACAGGAGCCGAACGTTCCTGTGGATTGCTGCCCGAGGAATGGGTAAATCATTCCTTATTGCCATTTTCGTAGTCATTCGCTGCATCTTATACCCCGGCACAAAAGTCGTCATTACATCTGGCACACGCGGTCAGAGTATTAACGTGCTGGAAAAGATTCAAACAGAACTGATGCCTGTATCCCCAAATCTTAGAAATGAGATAGATATGGGCGACACAAAGTTTTCTGGGCAGGACGCAAAAATAATGTTCAAGAACTCCAGTTATATCAAGGTCGTTACAGCTTCAGATAACGCTCGAAGCAACCGTGCGAACATCTTGATTGTGGACGAGTTCAGAATGGTTAAGAAAGATACCATTGACACCGTCTTGAAAAAGTTCCTGACAAGTCGTCGTATGCCTCCATACAGAGATTTGACCCCGGCTGAGCGTAAAGCTGAGTACGCTAAAGAGCCGAACAAATCCTGTTTCTTATCCTCTGCTTACTTCAAAGACCATTGGTCATACAACAAAATGCTGGACACATTTAAGCTGATGCTTGATGATTCTAAGACAGATTTTGTGTGCGGCTTCCCGTATCAACTCTCCATCCAAGAGGGGCTTCTTTTCCCCGAAGATGTTGAAAGCGATATGCTCGAAAGCGACTTTAATGAAATCAAATGGAGCATGGAAATGGAAGCCATGTGGTTTGGTGCAGAGGACGGCTCATTCTTTGATTTTGACTCCATATCAAAGAACCGCCGTATCAGTTACCCGATGTTACCGGATAAGCTGTCCGCACTTCTTGGCAATAGCCAGAAGGTAAAAATTCCACCAAAGCAAAACGGGGAACGCCGTATTTTGTCTGCGGATATTGCTCTGATGAGCAGTAAAAAGCATAATAACGACGCCTCCGCCGTGTTCATCAACCAAATGCTTCCAACCAAAACTGGACGCTTTATGAGCAACATTGTGTACGGTGACACCTTTGAGGGTATGCACACTGAAGACCAAGCTTTGGTGATACGCAAATTGTACGATGAGTATTCTTGCGACTACATTGTGCTTGACTGTACAGGTCTTGGTCTTGGTGTTTACGACGCTCTCGTCCGAGACATGGTTGACCCAGACACTGGAGAAGTTTACCCCGCATTGTCCTGTTGCAACAATCAGGAAATGGCTGACAGATGCACGACTAAAGGTGCCGACAAGGTCATTTGGGCAATCAAGGGTTCTCCAATATTGAACTCTGAATGCGCGGTGCTTTTGCGTGAGGGCTTCCGTAGTAGCAAAATCCGGTTACTCATCACTGAGTATGACGGAGAGGCGCTTCTGTCTGACATTAAGGGGTACAACTCCCTTTCACCGCTGGAAAAGGTGATGCTTCAGAAGCCATATGTACACACGACCTTGTTGATTGATGAGCTTGTCAAGCTCCAACACGAGGAGTCCGGTGGTCGTGTTCGAGTCTATGAAAAGTCTGGGATGCGCAAAGACCGTTATTCCAGCTTGAGCTATAACTACTATGTTGCCCTGCAGCTTGAAAGCAAATATGGGCGCACAAAAACGGCAGACTTTAATGCGAATGATATATTCATGTTTAAGCCTCCGAAACTCAAATAAGAAAGGTAGGTGATATCTGAGTGGGCAAACAAACCAAGAAAACTAATGTTGATGGGATGATTGGTATTTCTCAGCGATTTGCAGTTTTGAATCGTCTTATCACGAGAGATATGAACAACAACACCAGTGCTCCGACGTTCTCGTTGTATTCCAAGGACAATATTACGGAGTACCTTACAAACCCGTACACATATGAGAAGCAACTGCGTAAGGCTGTTACATATATTTATGGCGCAAGTTCGCATTTCCGCAGGCTCATCCAGTATTTCACTGGTCTTTCGGATTTCGCATACGTTGTCTCTCCATACCGTATTGACCCAAAGAGTGTAAATGTGAAGTCGGTCAATCGAAACTACCGTAAGGTTTTGAACGCCATGTCAGCTATGAATGTTCGTTCCCAATTCCCCAAAATTCTTACGGTTTGTCTCCGCGAGGACACATTCTATGGAACACTATGGGTAACCAACGACAACATTACAATCCAACAGTTGCCGTCTGATTATTGTGGTATTTCCACAATTGAAGGCAATGTGCTAAATGTAACATTCGACTTCTCATACTTTGATGCGCACAGTCAATATTTGGATTATTACCCAACTGAGTTCCAACAGAAGTACAAGGTCTATCAGTCAAACCGCCGTGCCCGTTGGCAGGAGCTTGATTCACCCACGTCTTTTGCAATCAAATGCAACAACGATATTCTGGATTACTCCATTCCTCCGTTTGCCGGTATTCTTCGTGAGGTCTATGACCTCGAAGACTATAAGCAGCTCAAGCTCACGAAGACAACGCTTGAGAATTATGCCATGCTGGTAATGACGCTCGGCATCAATGAAGATGGCGAATGGCAAATGGACTTGGACAAGGCAAAGGAGTTCTGGCGCAATCTCGACTCGGTTTTACCGGAAGAGATTGGCAGCGTTCTCTCCCCTATGCCCATTAGTAAAATCAGCTTTGAAAAATCAAACACAGGCGATACCGACACTATTTCTGAGGCTGAACAAAATATGTTTACTGCTGCAGGTGTATCTTCTCTTTTGTTTAACAATGATAAAGCATCTGCGAATGCGTTGCTGCTGTCTATCAAGGCTGACCAAGCAATCACGTTTGGAATCGTAAAAAGCATTGAGGATATGGTGAACCGCTTCATTCAGTCTCAGAGCTACGGAAAGAACTTTAAGGTTACGTTCCTTGATTGCAGCCCATTTAACCGTAAAGAGCTTGGCGATATGTATCTAAAAGCTTGTCAATTCGGTCTTCCATTTATCTCAATGTACGCAGCCTCTCAGGGAATGTCCCAAAGTGAAGTTGATTGTATGAGTTTCTTGGAGAACGAGGTTCTTGGGCTTGCGAGTATGTTTAAGCCATTGCAGAGTTCTTCCACATTAAGTGGCTCGTCTGATAGTAATGCTGCTACCGATGAAGGTGGTGCGCCGCAAAAAGATACTGGCGAATTAACCGACTCTGGTGAGCAGACTCGGGAGGACGGTGACGACTGGTGATGGAGAGATTCATCTATGTGGTTGGTGAAGAGGCGCGAGACCGTCTTGTGAATATGGGTTATCGCCTATTAAGAGAGGACAAGGCGAAACATATTTATGTGTTTCTAAACCAAGACAATCAAAAATTTTCGTGTACGGACATTCAATTTGCAATGTCTGACACTTTGACCTTCTAACCCGCACACCTGTGCGGGCTTTATTATGCCCAAAGATAGGTGGTGAACTGTGACATGAGCGAGAGAACAATGAGAATCGTGTTCTCTTCTGGTATCAGCAACTTAGTTGAGAAGAACTCTTCTTTTGATAGCGGCGTCCTTCGTGTTGCTTATACTGGCAAGAATCGCAATAACAGCTTCATCAGCAAGGAAACCTATGAGCGCTGTATCCAGAGCATTTATAACTGTCCAATTGTGTGTAACTACGACAGAGAGACTGACACAATTGGTTCGCACGATATAGAGCTTGTATCCACAGATGACGGTGGCATGAAAATTGTCAACATTACTCAGCCGGTCGGCGTTATCCCAGAGAGCGCCAAGTATTGGTGGGAAGAAATCGAAGACAATTCCGGTGTCCATGAGTATTTGTGTGTAGACGCTTTAATCTGGAAACGCCAAGAGGCGTATAGAAAAATCAAAGATGATGGCATTACAGACGAGTCAATGGAAATCTCCATCAAAGAAGGAGAAATGGTTGACGGGATGTACGTCATCAAACGATTTGAATTCACAGCGTTTTGCCTGCTGGGAACAGCGGAGCCCTGCTTTGAGTCAGCGTCGTTGGAGATGTTCTCATGTGACGGTTTCAAACAACAGCTTGCTGAGATGATGCAGGAATTCAAGGAAGCATTTACTACAGCACAACCCTCGAAAGAGGTTGGCATACACCCACAAAATTATTCGGAAGGAGGAGAAGAGGTATTGGAACAGAAAGTTGCACTGATGGCAGAGTTCGGTCTGACTACCGAGATGCTTGATTTCAATATCGATGATTTCAGCGTTGAAGAACTGCGCGAAAAGTTTGAAGCGCTGAAGACCACTGGTAGTGAGCCTGCCGCAAATGCAGGTAACCCCGAGAGCTTTGCTCTGGAAGGACAGTTCCGCGATGAACTGTTCGGAGCTTTGGAGTCAGAAAAGGTCGAAACCTGCTGGGGAATGGATTCCCACTATTGGTTCTGGGATTACGACAGAGATGCGTCTGAAGTGTACGCGACCGATGTCACGGACTGGAACCTGTATGGATTCCCTTATTCAATGGATGGCGACCATGTCGTTATTGACTTCGCTGGCAAGAAACGGATGAAGCTGTCTCTTGTTCCGTTCGACGAGGGCGGTCAAGCCGACCCTATCAGCGGAATGTTTGCAAAGATTACTGAAAAGTATTCAGCGAACGATACGCAGTGGGCTGAAAAGTACCAGACCGCCTCCGACACGATTTCGTCTATGGAGAACGAGCTTGGCACTTTGCGCCAGTTTAAGACAGATACCGAAGACGCCGCTGCAAAGGGCGAACGGGAAAAGGTCTTCGCTCAGTTCGAAGACTTGGTTGGCGTCGAGGCGTTTGAAAACCTGCGTGAACATTGCACTGAATATGCGGTTGATGTTCTTGAGGAGAAATGCTATGCAATCCGTGGCAGAAACGGAACTGCTGCAAAGTTCTCTGTCGAGCCCAAGAGTCCCAAGCTGGTGGTTGAGAAGACCAGCGTAACGCCGGAGCCCTATGGCGGTGTTTTCACCGAATACGGAATTGCTTCGCGCAATCAACATAATTAAATAACAAACAAGGAGGAGTCGATTTATGGCTTATGCAGTTATTCGTACCGACCTGATGAGCGGTACTAAGCAGCCTGCTGACCTTGTCTCCCTGCGCTTCTATGATGCGTCTGGCAATAAGGCAGAGGTGGAGAACGGCGTTATCGTCAAGCTTCAGGGTTATGAGGATGGCGAACGCGAAGTTATGAAGGCTGTCGCAGCGTCTGCTGGTGACGACCTGAACGATTGTGCAATCGTTGCTGCGCCCGAAGTCATGTATGATGAGCGCAAAAAGAATCTGGACGAATTTATCAATGAGGCTGGTAAGGCTACTCGTGGCTATATTCCTCGTAGCCGCAATGTTTTCTCTGTGACCAAGGAAGGTTTCGTTGGCGGCACCGCCCCCACCAAGGGTGCCGAGGTCGGTATCGGCACTGGTGGCAAGATTGATGCCGCTGGCAAAGGTCTTGGTGCCTGTGTGGATGTTGAGGTCGTTGGTCGTTATACCTATTACGTCATTAAGATTGGTAAGACCGAGGGCGCTTCTGCCACTGTTGGCGGCTAATTTTTGAGAGGAGGTAAAAGCTAATGGCTGAAATGAAAGATATCGTTAAGGTCGCTGTCGATGCCTATCATGGCAATGTTGAACAGTATTCTGTCGGTCAGTCAATGGAGCTCCTGCATAAGGCTCTGATTGATGCCAATGGCGGCAGCACTACCCTTAACTATAAGAATATCCGCGACGGCAAGTGCAGCGGTCTGTTTACGTTGATTGAGGAGGTTCTCTCCCGTACCGTCGTTGAGGGTCTGCAGGGCGATGAGTATTTCAACGCTCTGGTTGATTTCCGCAATGTCGCCGAGGGTGACAAGAACATTTTCGAGGTTGAAGACAGCAATCTCTTTATCGTGTCCGAGGCTGCAGATGGCACGCAGGGCATTCGCCGTCAGCGTCTGAGCGGCATCAGCGAAGTTTCCATTCCGACCTCTCTGAAGGTTGTGAAAATTTACGAAGAGCTCAACCGCGTCCTTTCTGGTCGTGTTGATTTCAACACGTTTATCAGCAAGGTTGCTGAGTCTTTCCGTCAGAAGCTTCTGAACGATGTCTACTCCCTGTGGAGCACCGCTACTGCGGACGACTTCGGTGGTGTTACTTACTTCCCGACCGCAGGCGCGTATGATGAGGAAGAGCTGCTTGACCTGATTGCCCATGTTGAGGCTGCTGCCAACGGCAAGCCCGCAACTATTATCGGCACCAAGAAGGCTGTCCGCAATCTGGCTCCGTCCATTCAGGGCACGGATTCCAAGAGCGACCTGTACAACCTTGGCTACTACGGCAAGTTCTACGGTACTCCGGTTGTCGTGACTCCGCAGCGCCACAAGATTGGTTCTACCGAGTTTACGCTCGCAGATGATATGCTGACCATCATCGCTGGTGATGACAAGCCCATCAAGTGCGTGTACGAAGGTGACCCCATTGTTGTGATGGGCGACCCGCTGTCCAATGGTGACCTGACTCAGGAGTACCTGTATGGCGAGAAGTACGGCATGGGCATTGTGCTGGCTGGTGGTAACGCCGGTATCGGTCGCTACGAGATTGCCTGATAGACCATAAGCAAAATACGCGGGGCTCTTCGTGAGCCCCGCATTATGTATGAAAGGGAGTTTTACAATGGCAAATGAAAACGCAAAAACTCGCGGTGGTCAGCAGGCTGCTACACCGACTGAGTTAAAACAGGAAACGTCTCGCGCTGCAGAAAAGCGCCCGCTCGTCCCGAAGGATATTGACCCGCATACGATTATCACCGTCCGTAATGGTTTCCAAGGTCGCCTTGTGTACAGAAGTAAAAAGACAGGCGAACGATTCGTCTGGGATTCCTTTGGTGCAGAGCAGGATATGGAGATTGGCGAGCTTCGCAATGCTCGGAATTCAAACAAGAAGTATTTCATCAACAACTGGTTCATGTTCGACGAGCCGTGGATTGTTGATTATATCGGTATGAGCCAATACTACAAGTTTGCAATCGCCATCAGCGATTTCGATAAGCTCTTTGAAAAGCCTATCGCTGAAATCGAGCGTGCCGTTTCCAAACTTTCTGACGGTCAGAAAAAGTCCATCGCATATCGTGCAAAGCAGTTGATTGCCAGTGGCGGCATCGACTCAAATAAGACCATTGCTACTTTGGAGAAATGCCTCGGTGTTGAGCTGGTCGAGCACGACAAGTAAGGAGCGTGATTATAAATGAGCGTTCCATATGATGTGTTCACGGATGCGTTCTTATCGAAAATCACAGAGTACGACTTTGTCAATATGCGTGACTTTGAAAGGAACGGTCTGATTGACGGTTACATGAAACGAGCAATTGCGTCCTTCCGAAAGATTTGCAAGTATGACCTATCCACAACCGGCGATGACATCATTCGAGAGTTTGATGTGGACATCCCCGATGAAGATTTGGATGAGATTGCAGACATCGTTTCTGAAGGTATGCTTGTTCAGTGGATGAAACCTTATACATACAAGCAGGAAAGTCTGGAAAGTGTTTTGAACACGAAAGACTTTACCACCTATTCTCCCGCAGAGTTGCTCATGCGTATCGGCAACGCATATGTAGCCGCTCGAAAAGATTTTACGAATATGATGAGGGAGTATTCGTACAATCACGGGGATTTAACGGACTTGCACTTATGATGATTCAGACCACGGTTGGCGTGCCGATGGACGCTATGGTCTTGAATAATTATTTCCGCACCCTCATCAATCTTTTCTTTAAGATTCTTCCTATCAAGGAAAGCGGAGAAAGTTCATTGGATACCTATATGAGAAGTCTTCAGGCGGAGTTGCTTGGTTGTAAGGAGCTCATTGAGGCAATCCACGAAGACCCCTTGTTCCTGTCTTTGATTGCCATCCTGCAATACCTCATCGATAATCCATCTTGCGAAGTTTCGGTGGTAAAGCGTGAGGTGTTCCGTGCAATTTCAATTTGCAATAAATTGAAATCACGATATGCCGTGCCGCAGGAGGTGTCAAAATGAACCCTTGGAACACATACCGTTCCAGAATCAATGCTCACGGCATCACAAAGCGCGACTCTGTTTTGCAGCGAGAACGAGCGTTTTTAAGCGCGAAGCTCCCTGCAAGCCTTTCGTACCACCAATTGACCGTAAACGGAACTGTACGCAATATGGCTGTCATTAACTCAGACAACCTTAATCTGAAAACACTGTGTACGATGCCCGGAGAAGATTTGCCGCACGGCGGTCTGGTCGAATGGATGGGTAATCACTGGCTGATTACCGAGAAAGATGCCAATAACGAACTGTACACGAAGGGCACGATGAAGCAGTGCAACTACCTGCTTCGTTGGATTGCGGAAGACGACACCGTCGTTGAACGGTGGTGTGTCATTGAGGATGGCACGAAATATCTGACCGGTGAATACGGCGACAACGATTTTATTGTTGTGCGCGGTGATTCACGAATTTCACTAACACTTGCTAAGGACGAGTATTCCATTCAGTTAAATCGCAACAATCGCTTTTTGATTGATGACTATGATTCGAAGAACGTCCTTGCTTATCGTCTCACCAAACCGTTTAAGCTCGGTGGAAGCTATAACGGAGAGGGCGTCCTTAACTTCGTTCTTACGGAGTGCAATACGGAAGACAGCGATAACATCGAACTTCATATTGCAAACTACTATGACCATTTCCCGAAAGAGAAACCGGACGAGCCAGATACTCCGTCCGGTGACGATACACCAGATGTACCTGATGGAAAGAAGGTGTGGTTCTGATGCAACTGGAAGAGTTTTTCGATTATAAGAACCAACTGATGAATGACCTCTTGACGAACGAGGAAATCGTGCGGCTCCTTGCCGATGACTGCAAACCAGTCAACGATGTTCAAGACCTCGTTTATAAGCAGGTATTTCCATATGAGTACATTCCAGAAACCATTGAGCACGGGCAGACCTTTATCTGCTGCGATGTTGACATCCAAAAGTCTGTAAATAAGACTTTCCTGATTCCGGTTTTATATATCTGGGTCTTTAGCCACAAGAGCAAGCTCAGATTACCAAAAGAAACCGGCGGTGGGATTCGTACTGATAAACTGTGTTCCGAGATTGCGAAGGCTGTTAATGGCAGTCGATACTACGGTCTCGGTGAGTTGGATTTATACGCTGTGAAACGTTTTGCTCCAATCACAGATTATCAGGGAAAAGTCCTCACGTTCCAAGCAAAAGACTTCAATCGGACACTACCGACCGGCAAGCCAGTTCCCTCCAACAGGAAAAATGGATAATGCCGACACGTCATTTACTGTATCAAAAAGACTACCCAATAAATGACTATATTCGGGTTATGATTCCGACTGTTGGTGAAGTATTGGAAAACGAGGATAACTACTACAGCATGGTGTCAATGCTCACTGCTATGCCCATAGATATGATGGTACAGCTTGATGATATCGGGATTGATTTCACAACCATTAACGAGTGGGAGCTTTTTCTCCTCTTGTTTAACTCCTTAAAAGAACAGGACACCTCACTAATTTTTGGAGACTTTGACCTAAAGCCATTCCAACCTGCAATCAATCCGCAAAACGGAAATGTGATTCTGGTTAACAAGGCAACCGGTGTACGAATCGACCGTGCTTTGCACGGGCAGATTGCTGCGGCTCTTAGGAAAATCCACCACCTTGAAAAGGATAATCGCAAGCCAGCAAACGGCGAAGCGAGAGAATATATGATTGAGCGTATGCGAAAGAAGCTGCGTCGTAGGGGTATGCGAACAACCGACTCTCAGCTTGAAGAGTTGATTGTCGCCCTTGTTAACACAGAACAGTACCACTATGGATTTGAGGGGACACGAGAACTCTCTATCTATCAGTTCAATGAGAGCGTGCGCCAAGTAATCAAGAAAATTGACTATGACAACAAGATGCACGGCATCTATGCTGGCACGGTCAGCGCGAAAGACCTAAGCCAAGATGATTTGAATTGGCTAACTCACAAATAGGAGGAATGTCTAAATGAATATCAATGATATCACCATCACCAGCCTTGAGACTATCAATGCATTTGACATCGTGACTGGTGCATTCAAGTTCACTCTGGACGAGCTGCAGAATGCAACTATCGCTCAGACTCAGGAAAAGACCGACATCACCGGTAAGCAGGGTCGCAAGCTGAACTCTCTGAAGAAGAATAAGGCTGTTACCATCAGCGGTACCAATGGTCTGGTTTCTGGCGGTCTGCTCGAAATGCAGGTTGGCAGCGAGTTTGAGAACAAGAAGACCACGGTTAAGTGGCACGATTATCTCACCGTTAGCGGCAATGCTGCGTCTACTGCTTACAAAGCCGTTGGTACGACCGGAAATGAAGTCGAGTCTGTTTATGTCAAGAACAGCGACGGTACCCTCGGTAAGACTTTGACTCAGGGCGCAGAAGTTGCTGAAGGTGTTTTCACCTACAATCCTCAGACGAAGGCACTTGCCTTTAATGATGGAGAAATCGCAGACAACACAGAGATTGTCGTGTACTATATGCGCCAGATTCAGGCTGACGTTCTGGAAAACCTGAGCGACCACTATTCTGGCAAGTGCGCTTTGTACATTGATGCCTTTGCCGAGGATAAGTGTGCGAATGTGTACCGCATCCAGTTCTACATCCCCAAGGCTGACTTCAATGGCGAGTTCAGCTTCGAGATGGGCGACAACCAGACTGTCCATGCGTTTGAGGCTGAGTCTCTGTCCGGTGCTTGCGGCACCAGCGGCGCTCTGTGGACTTACACCATCTTTGGTTCCAACGCTGAGGATGTTGCCTAAAGAAAGTAGGTGGTAAACATGGCAACTGCGGTCAAGAGATGTCGCGTTTGTGGCAAGGAGTATGAAGCCTGCCGCAGCGCAAATAGAGCCGCAGGCGTGTTCCGGTGGCAAGAGGTAGCGTGTTCTCCCGAGTGTGGAAGTATTTATCTCCAGCAGATAAATGAATCCAGAGGCATTGTTGATGCGCGGAAGAAGAACAAGCATAAAAAGCCTGTTGTTGCCGAACCTGTTGTTTCTGAGCTTCAGGTCGCAGAAGAGATTCTGTCGGATGAGGCGCCTGCTGAAATCGAATAAGCAAAATGGGAGGGTAGAGTAATCTGCCCTCCCTTTCTCTGTTAGGAGGCGCTATGGAGCGGAGCAAGTTTAACGTAGATAAAGATAAAGAAAAACGAACTTACAACAATATCGTATTCGACAGCCAGCTTGAAATGAAATACTACAGGGATGTACTTTGTCCCGCAGTGGAAAGCGGCGAAGTAACTTATTTTGAGTTACAGAAAAAATATGAGCTGCAACCGAAGTACACTCACAATGGCAAGACGGTCTTACCAATCATTTATGTTGCTGATTTTTATATGGAATATGCTGATGGGCACATTGAAGTAGTAGACACGAAGGGGTGCCCTGATAGTGTGGCAAAGCTAAAACGAAAACTGTTTTGGTACATATACCCAGACATTGACTATAAGTGGATTACTTATGTTCAAAAATGGGGCGGTTGGCTTGAGTACGAAGTAGTAAAAGAATTGCGCAAAGAAGCAAAGCGCAGCAAGAACAAAAAGGAGGAACCCGATAATGGCTAAGTCGGAAAAGAAAATTTCAATCGCATCTTTGGACAAGGTGCTTAAAGAACAAGCAGTGGATATTGCAACAGAACAGTGGTTTGGTAATGAGGTGAAAATTAAGCACACACTCTCTTTCTCGGAGGCGCTGGCATTTGTGGACGACGTGGTGTCAAGCTGCTTTCATACGACTGGTGGTTATATGCCAGAGTTGCAGGAGTTCGTTGTAAAGAGCAACATCTTGACTCGCTACGCCAACTTCAACCTTCCCGATAATTTAGAGCACCGCTATTCTTTGCTCTATAACACGGATGCAGTTGACGTTGTGATTCGGCACATCAACCAGAAACAGCTCGACGATATTCTGGAATCCATTTCTGAAAAGATTAGCTATCTGTGTGAGAGCAATATTGCTGCTATTGAGCGTCAGATGAATGAGGTTGTTTCTGCGTTTACTGAGCTGCAGAAAAAGACCGAGGCTATGTTTGCCAACATTACGCCAGACGATATCTCGAAGCTGACGTCCGCTATGGCAGATGGTCAATTCAGCGAAGAGCGTCTTGTCAAGGCATATACGAATCAGATGAAGGGTGATGCCGATGAGTCTGTCGAGCAAACTGAACGCATGGATTAAGTCCCCACAAGGGCAATCTCGCCTCCAAAACAAGTTGGAAGAATATAATCGGAATGGTGTTAAGAAAACTGCCGCAGGCGATTCGGTTATACCTGAGACACGCATATATGAAGCCGCTGCAAAGTTTATCCAAGTTCTTCAAATGACAGCGAAGAGCTACGACTTACCGGATTCGGTTATGAAGCACATTGAAGGAATGAGCAGTAGCGGAACTATAATTCAGACTGAAGAAGGTTTCGAAATTCCTCTATACTTTGAGGGTGATTTGCATCGTGACTCTCTCGACAATGATTTAGGGTACGAAGGCATCAACAACATCGTTGCCCTTTTCAATAACGGATACCATGCGCAAAACTATGTGTATGGTTGGTGGGACAACCATTCACCATCTGGTGCGGCAATTGGACACTCGTTGTACAACGATAACTATGCGTGGGTGCGAAGCAAAAAAGAACGAGATGCACTGAAGTTTATTCAACAGGCAATCAGCGACTTTAACGGGAACTATGGTTCCGAATACAATATTACTGCCGTAATTGCGGCAGATATATATGAACAATAATTTTGAAAGGCTTGGCTTTATGCCAAGCCTTTTCTTCATAAAGGACGGTGATGAACGATGGCAATGGACGCAGATGTACGGTTACTAATTGGAGTTGCCCGTGGCGGTGCAGATGGTGACAGCGAAGCTCTTATCCGCAAAGAACTCAACGAAATCATGGGCAAAATCAAGCTCGAAGCCAAACTGGATAGTAAATCATTCGGTGAGCAAATCCGCAAACAGCTTGATGCAATTAGTAAGAACGGCAAATTTTATGTCAACTTGTCAAAGATTAACATCGGTGCCGGTGCCATTGCTGATTTTAGACGCCAGCTAAACACCGTCATCAATACTCTCAACCTTGATAAAGGGACAAGCATTACGCTGACTGCAGAAGGCATTGGAGAGGTTAAGAGTAAGATAAAAGAAACCGCAACAGTAACAGATGAAGCCGCCAGAAAGATGGCGGAGTTCAACGTTCAGATTGCTGCAATGAAAAAGCAATCCAAGAACATTGATACTGGTCTTGGGTCTTTGAGCAAGGGAGCAACTGCAGAAGAGGCTGCTCAGGTTACTGCACTGCTTGAGAGATATAAGGCGTGGCAGGTTGAGTTTGAGACACTTCGTCTCCAAGGTGTCGGTGGTAGAAAACAGC